GCCGTCGATGAGGTGGACGGCGCCCGGCTGGCCCGCGGCCAGATGACGCTCAACGAGCTGCGAGCCAAGACCGGCTGGCCGACCCTCAACTTCCCTGAGGCGGACATGCCGATGCTCCAGACTCAGGGGGGTGTGGTGTTCCTGGACGGCGCCGCCGAAGCGGCGCCACCGGGCGTACTGGTGGAACCGGCCGAGCTTAAGGCAAACCCGGGCGGCGATGGCGACGGGTCAGGCACCAGCCAGGACCCGGCGCAGCCGAAAGCTAAGGTGCAGGGCTCGCCCAAGCCGGCCAGGCGGGTAGTGCAGTCGGGGAGCGCTGCCGACGCCGCCAAGGAACTGGCTAAGGAGCTGGAGCAGTTCGCTAAGTGGCTCCAGAAGGACCCGGACACCCGTAAGGATTTCGAGTTCCGGTACATGGACCAGGCGGACGAGGAACTGATGACCTGGGCCGCGTCTAAGGCCGGTGGTGGTGCTGCCCCAAAAGGCAGTTCCCCGGCTGGGTTTACGCCGACCAGCTCATCGCCCTATACGCGGCACAGCTAACCGCAGCGCTGGGCGGCTCGATTGCGATTGCCGCCCTGGTGGCGGCCTGGCTGAAATGGGCGGCCGGGCCGGTGCACGGCCTGGAGGCTGAGGAATGGCTTAGGGGTGACCCTGCCGCCGACCAGATCAAGGCGGCACTGGCCGGGGTGCTGATGAAACTCTGGCTGGACGCCTGGAAGGCTGGCGCCAAGGGTGCCGGGGAGACGGCCGGGGATTTCGTGAAGATCCCTGACCAGATCGTGGCGGACAGGATCAGCCGGATGGCCGCCCGGTGGCTCCAGGAAGTGACGGACACGGTTCTGGGCCGTCTCGCGGCGATCCTCGCCAAGGGCGGTTCGGCCGCCGGGCTGGAAGCCGCCGTTAAGGCGCTTCTGGCCGATGAAGCGCACGCCCGGCTGATCGTCGTGACCGAAACCACGCGGGCCATGGCGATGGCTGCCATGGAGGTTTACCGGGCCGCCAGGGTCGAAAAGGTCCGCTGGATAACCCGGTCGGCCAATCCATGCCCGGTATGCCTTGTCAACGAGGCGGCAGGGCCGGTTTACGTGGGTGAGCCTTTCCCGTCCGGGAGTACAGCCCCGCCGGAGCACCCGAACTGTGAATGCGCGCTGATACCCGCGGAGGACTGAATGCCGTCGTTCAAATGCCCCGGCTGTAAGGGTAAAGGCTGCGACCGCTGCAAGCAGACAGGATGGATCTGGATTGACACCGGAAGTGGCAAATGACTAGCCGGCTTACCCTGCCTGACGGGGCCACCTATGAGGTCGGCGGCGCTAGCGGCGCCGCCGAAAAGTCCTATTGGGACGGGGAAACCGTCAAGGGTGTTGTCATCAAGTCTGACGACACAAGCAAGTTCACCCTGATGGTTGCCTACCCGGCTAACAGTGCAGACGTGGGCGTGGCCCGCGACGGCTTCCAGGATTTTGCCTCTCCTGATGCGGTCGAAAAGGCGTGCTGGTCTTACATGGAGAAAAGCCGGCGGATCGGCGGCTTCCATCAGGACGGCACGGAGGGCCTGGGAACGCTGGTCGAAAATTCGATTCACCGCGGCCCCGACTGGCATATCACCGCCGTTGACGGCACTGAGCAGGTTGTCAAGGACGGCGACTGGCTCTGGGGTGTCCGGTGGACCGAGGATGCCTGGAACCTGATTAAAAGCGGCGAGGGCCGCGGAGCGTCGCCGCAAGGCGGCGCCGTCCGGCGCACCCCATCGCCCAGCGACGTAGCAAAGGTGGTCAACCGTGGACGCGGCTAAGGATCTTACCGAACTGGTCGACCTGGACCCGTCCCGCGTTGACCTGGTTAAGAACCCGGCTAACGGGTTCCCGATCCTGCTGATGAAGGCGGTTGCCGAAACCGCCCCCGAATCAATTACTCCGGCCGCGCCCGCCGCGTCGGACACCGACGCGACTAAGGAAGCCAGTATGCCGGAAACCCCGGAAGTTACCCAGACTCCTGCGGCCCCCGAGCCGCAGGCCGGCCAGCCTGCCGAGAAGTCTCTCGCCGAGCTGGTCACGGAGGAAGTGGCCAAGGCCATGGCACCCCTCACGGAGCGCAATAAGGCGCTTGAGGACCAGATGGCAGCGCTCAAGTCGACTCCGATTCCGGGCGGTCCCGTGGTCACCGTGCCGAACGCCCAGCGCGCCGAAGGCGCGCGGGTCCAGGCGCTAGCCGATGCAGCCCGCCATGAACGGCTGGCCAAGAGCATCAGCGGCAACCCGGAACTGACTCGCTACCACGAGGAAAAGGCTGCGGAGTTCCGCAAGGCCGCTAACGGCTGACCGGATGATCCGCACGTCGTACCACTTGAGAGGGAAACATGCCATCTCTAGATGAGATGTTTGCCGACGCCAGGACTCCCACGGAGCGCGGCGACCGGCTTGAGGGGCTGAAGAAGTCCCTGGACGCTTCGGTTGAGCGTCACGACAAGCGCATTGACGCTTTCATCCCGGCAAGCCGCCGGGCTGACGGTGACACCGGGCCTATCGGCATCATCAAGGGCGCCGGTCCCGGCGCACCGCGCCGGGCCACCGCCACCGAGCTTAACCGGCTGGCCGAGCGGTTCTCCGGCATCACCAAGGGACTGGACCCGGCGATGCAGGCCGAGGTTGAGGCTGACCTTGCGGCCATGCAGGCGCTTAAGGACGAGCTGTCCAAGGACATCAGCACCACCGTCCCCGGCAACTTGCACCCGTACGACCTGGAAGACCCGGCTAAGCGGCTGGTTCCGCGCTTTACCCCTTTGAGGAATGAGATTCCTCGCACCAAGGGCATCGGCACGGCCAGGGAATACCGGCGGATTCTGGGTTACACCAACTCCGGACTGGGCGGGGTTGCCGACCAGACGCCGTTCTTCAACTCGGAGACCGGCCTTAACGGCGGCAGCACGGCCAGCTACCCGAACTTCGGCGCGCTCACCCTGATCCGCGGCCAGAAGATCGCGTACGCGATGGATGTTCACACCGTCCCGTATATGGAAATGTCGCTCAGCGACTCGGTGGGATGGAAGGCGCAATTCGCCAACCTGGGATTCGAGAACAGCCGCGGCCTTTCCCAGATGGCGCTCCTGTGGGGCCACTTGCTGGGCGAGGAAAAGGCGATCCTGTGGGCTCGCGGCGGCTCGCCTTACGCGGGCGCGGTGGCAGCGCCCACCACCGGCACGCCCACCTCCGGCGGCACGGCGATCGGCTCCGGCTTCGGTACGACCGTTTTCATCAAAGTCACCTCGTACACGGGCATGGGCGAGTCCCTTCCGTTCGCCGAGCAGACCAGCTCCACCCTGACCGCCGGCCAGGCTCTGGTCATCCCCAACACCCCTGTTGCGGGTGCCCTGGCTTACGGCGTGTACGCCTCCACCACCACCAACACTGAGACCTTCCAGGGCTTCTTTGTTCCCCAGGCGGGCGGGGCGAACGCCGGCAAGCTGGTTGTCAACAGCTACGTGACCGGCGGGCGCACTGTCCCCGTCGCGGACGCCTCGTTCTCCGCGAACGCCTATGACGGCATCATCACCACCCTCATCTCGGGTGGCTCCGGGCCGTCCGGCGCGTCCGGCTATGTCGGGTTTTTCCCGTCGCTCTACAACGCCGGAGGCCAGCAGTCCAGCATCTACAACCCGTCGCTGGCCGCTGCGGGCAACGTGGGCGACAAGCCGTGGCAGGACATGTTCGCCTCGCTGTTCGCCAGCGTGTACGCCGACCCGGAGGAAGTGTGGCTGTCCGCCGTCCAGCGGCGCCAGCTGGCCGACTACCTGCGGAACAACGGGTCCGGTGCGGGCGCCTACCGGCTGACCGTGGGCCAGTCGGAGTTTGACAGTTCGGTCACCGTGGGCGGCTTCGTCTCCGGCATGGCCAACGAGTCGAGCCCCACCGACCGGATTGTGGCGCTGCGGGTTCACCCGTACATGCCGAACGGCGTCAGCTTCGCCCGGTCCCGGACCCTCCCGGTTCCGGACAGCGGCATCGGCGACACCAACACCATGGTCGAAGTGCAGGGCTACATGTCGGTGGACTGGCCGGAAATCCAGTTCACCTACGACGCCTCGACCTACTGGTTCGGCACACTTTTGCATTATGCGCCGGCTTGGTCGGGTGTTCTTTACGGCCTCCAGTGAGCCAAAGGGCCGGGGGCGCAAGCCCCCGGCCCGCTTAACCCCGAGGGCTTAGGAGGCCTGATGACGCAGAAAAGCCTAGCGCCGATGGCCGGCGCCACCATCGTGTCCAATGAGGACGGGACGCCGGAAAACCTGATGATCAGCCCGGCGACCGGGCTGATCATCAAAAACGGCAACACTGGCGGCCTGGCCGTCAGCCTGCCGTGCAAGCCGACCCAGAACGTGACGGTGAAAACCACGGTGATCGACGGCAGCGGCAAGCTGACCGTCTCCGCGGGAGCCAGTCTCACTTTCACCAGCGGCAACTGGAACACGCCGCAAGGCATCACCCTCCAGTCGACGGCGGCCGAGGCTGGCTATTTCTCCGTCCTGGTTGCACCGTTTCACAGCGAAATCCCCGGCTACGGGGCGGTTACCACCAACGTCCTGGTCAGCTAGTTGAGCGCTAAGACTTACTCGCTCGACTGGTTCAGCTTCTACTGGCTGGCCTGGATTCTCGCCTTCCTCGGGCCGGAGCTGTACTGGCTGGCCGTCAACTCGCGTAACACGCTAAGCGAGAACATCTGGTCGATCGAGGCGCTTAACAAGGCCCAGCCGTTCGACTTTCCCATGTGGACGGCAACCCACTGGATTGTGGCCCTGATGGTGTGGAGCCTTTTCCTGTGGCTGTCACTCCACTTCCCGTTCGGCCTACTTCGCTAGGGGATCAGTGAAAGTAGTACCGCAGGCTAGCAACTGCAAGGAAATCGAGGTGGGCGGCCGGATTTACCGCCGCAGCAAGGGCGGGCTGTTTGACATGCCCGAAAAGGCGGCCAGAATCACGATAGCCCAGGAGGGCGGCCAGCTCCCCGCGCTGTCCGGGACAACCCGGTCGGGAATCGGCTACCACTGCCAGGTTTGCGGGTTCGGCTCATGGTTCACCACTTGTTCCCGCTGCGGCGGGAATTGCCAACGGGAAGGGATCTCCAATGGCTAAGGCGCACATCAAGATCGAGATGGACGAGGAAGTTAAGGCCGCCTTCGAAGCTCTTGTTGAGGAAATCAAGATCCTCCGCGCCGAGCTGGCCGCCAAGACAACCGGCCAGATTCACTACCATTTCACCCAGCCGACCGTCCCGCAGCTGGCCGTCCCGTCGTGGATTTACCCGGTCGTTACCTACTGCAATGTCTAAGCCCTACCAGCCGACCGGACGGCCTCCCGGCCGGCCGTCTAAGCCGCTAGTCGAAAAACTGGGCATCCGCGACGTGGTGTCCATGTTCAGGGAGACCACCTGCGACCGCCGTTTCCGGCCATTCAGCGCTTACTGTCCCGACTGCTTCCCTGACGGATTCCCTCCGGGAATCCGGACGATGGGATGCCCGCACGGGACATGGGTTAAGCGTTGACCACGCCGCTTATCGACGGGCTGCTCACCGTCCCGTACGTGACCGTGGACGAGTTCCTGGCTTCGCCCACCTGGCTGGATAATCAGGATCTCATCCCGGGCGGCGACGACCAGCAGCAGGAAGCGGAGCTTTACAACGTTCTCCTGCGGGCGTCCGGGTGGGCTTGCAGGATCGCCGAGCAGCCACTTCACGCTCACACGGTGATCGACCAGGACAGGTTCCCGGTGGACCGCTGGGGCAACATCTATATCGTCCCGCCCAACACGCCGGTCCGGCAGGTTAACGCCATCGCCTACGGCGGCAACTTCCAGGATCTGAGCCTGCTAAGCAACCTTAGCGCCCAGACGTGGATCGAGCAGCAGAAGACGATCGTCGTCTCCCAGGTGCCCAACGGAGGCGCCTACCTGGGAAGCCTCCAGTTCGGAGGCACCCGCCCGGGTGCTGACGAGGTTTACGTCCAGTACAGCTACGTTGCCGGGTACTGCTCCACGTTCCTCACCGCGGCGGCCAGCTCGGGGACAAGCACACTCACCGTCGCTGACCCTACCGGCTTGCAGCCGCCCGTCACAGGCGGCCTGATCGGCACCATCCCCGGGTCTGTGGCAAGGATCTGGGACCCGGGTTTCGAGGAAGCCGTCCAGGTGGCTAACGGCTGGACGGCCGGAACCAACCCGGTGCAGCTGGCCGGGAACCTGCTGAACAACCATGAGGCGGGGGCGAGCGTAAGCGAGCTGCCGCCGGAAGTGCATCAGGCGGTAGGCGAGCTGGCGGTGGGCCTGCTGATGCGCGAAGACGTGTCCGAGGAAGAACCGTACAGCCGTACCCCGTTCGGGCCGACTGTAAGGGAATCCAGCTCCGGCGGCAAGGCGGGCGGTCTTGTCGACCACGCCCGTGAGGTTCTGCTGCGCTACCGGCCGAAGGTCCACTAGGTGGCTTTTACCAGCAGGTCAATCGTCCGGCAGGGGATCGCCCAGTTTTTCGGGGGCGCCACCTACGACCCGAATGCCAGGGCTTACCGGGGTAGCGGGCCGCTGCTCAGCAGCGGCCTCAGCACAGTCCGGGCTTACCAGTCTAAGCGGATTAACGACCGGGATTACGTGCTAGGCCAGGCGGCTGGGCGCGGCATGGGTGCCGCGATGGTCCTGGAAATGGCCCAGACGAGGGACAACCTGCTGACCGGGCCGGGAGTCCCGGCGGGAATCCACGGCGGCCAGAGGCGTCTCGTCTACCCGGTGGAATGCCACGTGTTCCACTTGGCGCACCTGCCTTACGCCGAGGACGCCGAGGCTGACGTGGACGAGCTGGACCAGGCGATTCACGAGCTGATTTACACGGACGCCACCCTTGGCGGTATCTGCTACCAGGCGGGGATTAACAGCGCGGGCATCCGGTCGATCATCGACCCGTCCGAGGATTTCAAGGAAATGACGGTCACCCATTTCCGCGTGACGTTTGACATGGAAGTACAGATCGTCGTCTTAGCGGGGTGACTGGAGTTCGGTTCCAGCCTGGGCTCATAACCCAGCCAAACGCCGGTTCAAATCCGGCCCCCGCCACATATGCGCTCAGGCTGGCCGCCTGAGAGCTGGCGGGCCAATTAACACCGCGGATTCGCCACCCGCGCCCTCGCGCCTTGAGCGCGAGGGCTTAGCCGCGGTCAGCATTTCAACTTTAAGGGAGCAAATCTTGCCTGCTTACCGTTTCACCGGACCCTACCCCCGGTTCTACCCGTCCATCCAGGACGCCGAAGGCAAGAGCCTTATGGCCGTACCGGATGACGGGGGCACTGTCGTGGACTTCGAAGGCGAGGTTCCCTCTGACGGTCAGTGGCTCCCGGTCGTCCCGCCCGCCCCGCCGCCCGCGGCGGCGGTTCCCGTGACCCCCGGGCCGGAGCCGGCCCCGGAAGCGGCTCCGGCCGCCCCTGAGCCGGTCACGGTAACTGTGGAGCCGGAGCCGGCGGCGGACGTTGCTACATCCGATTCTGGGCCGGCTCCGGCCGTCACAGAGCCTACCCCGGAACCGGCCGCCGTGCCGGAGGTTCCGGCACCCCAGCCCCAGCCTGCCCCGCCGGTCAGCCCGGCACAAGGGTTCGCCCTGGGCTTTTCCCCGTTCGCCCGAGTCTGAGGAAACCTAGATGCCTACAGTTGTCGGCACCGTTAACCCGGTAGCCCTTGAATGGCTGGGGATAGGGCAGGAGCGGTACGCGCCGGGCACTGTCGCCGCCCCCACCGCCACGCTGCCGGTGGAGAAGATCGAGCCGGACGACAAGCTCACCCTCCTGTACGACCAGACGCTCCGCGGCATGATGGCCACCAACTTCTCGGCTACCGGCGGTACCGAGTCGGCGGATGTGGGGTTCGGCGGACCCGTCTATTTGGACACTATCGGCCATGTGCTGCTCAACCTGTTCGGCGACTATTCGACCACGGGCAGCTCGCCGACCAGCGCGACCACCACCAGCGCCATCGCCGCTGCTGGTGCGACCACGCTCACCGTAACCAGCATCGCCGGCTATTCGAACGGGTCGATCGTCCAGGTCGGCTCGGGCGCCACTGCTGAGGTGGTGGTCTTGTCGATCGCCCCGTCCGGGTCGACGTTCACGTTCACCAACAACCCGCTGCGGTTCGCCCATGCTAGCGGCGCGGCCCTGGCCATTGTGGCGGCCCCGTTCACGCATACGTTCTCCCTGCTGAACGCGGGCAACAACGGGCAGCCTCAGACCCACACCCTCACCCATTACAACGGGCTCACCGGAGCCAACAAGGCCGCCCAGTACGCCTACTGGTGCGCCGAGTCGTGCGCGTTCAACATGGACCCGGAAAAGCTGTTCACCCATGAGACGAAGGGGCAGAGCTACCTTCAGCAGGCGGCCGGCTCCCCGGTGACCAACGCTTTCTCCAGCGTCCCCGTGTACGCCAACTGGCAGTTCGCGGTCGGCATCCAGGGTCCTGCCACGGGCGGCACTAAGATCAACGACCTTACCGCGCTAAGCGTGAACATCGAGCGGGAAGTGAAGCCCAGGTTCACCGCATCCGGCCAGCAGGCGCCCTACGTGATCAGCAGGAATGCCCTCAAGGTGACCGGCAAGTTCACCGAGGTTGCCCAGTCGTCCACCCCCATGACCCTGTACCTGGCCAACACCCAGCCGCAGCTCCAGTTCCTGGCCACCAACGGCCTGTCCGGTGCCAACCTGCTGGCCATCACGTTCAACCTCCAGGTGGCGGCCATCGAGACAGTCAAGTTCGTCAACAACCAGGAGATCGAGTACGAGACCAGCTTCCTGGGCCTGTCCAACCCGACTAACGCCGGAGGTTCCGGCGGCCAGTCCCCGGCGTCCGTGGTTATCCAGAACGCCGTCCCCACCTACTGACCTGATCATCCGCACGTCGTAAGCGCACGAAGGGATCATCATGCGCGTTAAGCTAAGCGAGCAGCACTGGGCTGAGATAAAGCCCGTCGAAGAACTGACCAGGGCCGACCGCGCGGCGGTTAACGAGTTTTTTGTCCTTGAAACCGATGTCGCGCACGGGCGCGTCATCACCAGGGCCAGCGCGGACGACGGCATGTCGCCCGCGCTGCTGGAGCGCATCTGCACTGACTGGTCACTCCCCTTCCCTTCCCCTGGCACGGACCCCAAGAGCCTGGACAGGCTGCCGCTGGACATTGACGACGCCCTGCGGAAAGCCATCCAGCCGCACATTCACGCCCTCACCGGGCTGGGCGCCCCCGTCCAGGAAAACGAGGTCCCTACGCCCGCCTCCGTGAGCTAAAGCGGCATCTCGCGGGGGTTCCCTATGACCCTGAAATGGTCCCGTGGGACATGGTGGGTTACGTCACTTACGCGAAAGAGTTTGGCTGGACTCCGCAGCAGGTCGACCAGCTGACCATCCAGCAGGACGAGTGGCTGATCCCGGTAGCGCACGCGATAGACGCACAGCGGGCTTACGACCAGAGGAAAGCCGCTGAATCAGCCGAACGGGCAGCTAAGGCTAAGCGGTCTAAGGGGTTCTCGTAAACGTCACCGTCACGATAGACGACGGGGCATTCCAGGATGCCATGGCCCGCTGGCTGGCAGCAGCCCACGCGGAAGGCGTGAAAGCCAACCTTGAGGTGGCCAAAGACATCCAGGCGATGGCCCGCATCCTGGTTCCCAAGCGAACCGGCGCCCTTGCCGCCGCCATTGACGCCAGTTCTGACGGGGATGACGCCCTGGTGGGTCCGACCGGGGCGGCCCGGTCCAAAAACGGGCCTTACGGCCGGGCCGTCGAACTGGGCGGCATGAGGTCAGCCCACAACCCTTCCGGTTACATGTGGTGGATGGGCGCGGACGGCATCCTCCGCCGGGCCAGGTCAAACATGATGCCATCCCAGCCTTATCTGAAGCCGGCCGCGGAGCTGATCGAATCCGGCGGCGCCGCTAAGCGCATCTACTACGACGCATGGCTTAAAGCCCAGCAGACGGTGTGAGGTTAATGAGGGAAGTTCGGCCGGGCGAATTCGCCGAACAGCTCAACCGCAGCGCGATCGTAAGCGCGAGCAGCATCTTCCTCTGAAACGAACAGGCCAAGGCTTCGGCTTTGGCCGCAGTGCTTGATT